AAGGCATTTACCGCCTTTTCCAATTCAGAAAGAGTGTCAGGATTAATTTCAGAGGTAGCGCTTGGCGTACCGTGAGGATTGGAAGTAGCGCTCGGCATACTTCGTGTTAAAGCACTAATAAGTTTTCTACGCTCAGAGCGAGAAGTGTTCGCCTTAGCAAGTAACGCATCTAATTTACGAATAGCGGCTTGTGGGCTTTCATCACCATCATCAACGATATCTGCAGTAAGCAAATTATCAGCAAACCCTTTTTCAATCGCTTCGCTCGCACCAATATAGGTCTCGTCGTCCATCATCTGACTCACGACTTCATTAGATTGCCCACTACGTGCCACATAGATATCTGCCATCGACGTATCAAAAGGGGCGAGATCATTAGCTAATTTTGCAAAGTCATGCCGATTACCCACACCGACAGCCCAACAGTTATGGATCATCAAAAAGGCACCGCGACCCATTTGAACTTCATCACCAGCCATTGCAATAATGGACGCAGCTGAAGCGGCAATACCTAAAATATTGACGGTCACTTTTCCACTGTGAGAGCGAAGTAGGTTATAAATGGCTAATCCTTCAAACATATCGCCACCTGGACTATTGATATTGACAACCACATCATTATTTCCAATGGCGTGAAGTGCGGCAGAAATACGTTTTGCGGTAACCCCCTCTCCCCAATAATCTTCACCAATCACATCTAATATTGAGATGGTGTTATCTGTACTTGATGCACGAATACTGCTATTCCATTTATCCAGTGCTTTAGATTTCAGCTCATAGCTAATCGATGCGCAGGGGCGATCCTCCAGCGCAACTGGCAAATGACTTTTTTTCATAAATTTACTCCTCAGAGTGAGGTTGATTGGCTTGAGAATGCCGGGCTACGGGATTGCCTTCAGGAAATAACCAGTTGGTGATCTGCGCTTTAAGTTTTTCAGCTTCATTGCTAGAAGCTTCTTGCCCAAGCTGATCAAGTGGCGTTAAATTAAGCTGAACAGTGTAAATATCACCACCCTCAATCGGCGGTAAATTCTCTAGTCGTCTCACATCATTTCGACTCATCCAGCCATTTTGTAATGCCGTTGTGTAGTAAGCAGAGCGCCCTGCACTGTCAGCCCGTAATAAACCTTCAACAGAGAATTCAGCATAATAATCATCGTCGCCATTCAATAAGCATCGGCTAATTTCTTGCTCTATATTGACTAAAAGAGGTCTTAGCGTATTAGTAAGAAACTGCATATTCATACCTTCGACGCTTGATGCCCAACTACTTTGTTTGTCCATATGCCCCACCATAAAGGGTGGAACACGAAACCATCGACAAATTTCTTCAATACTGAAAGTTCTACTTTCTAACATTTGAGCTGCTTCAGGATTCATGGTGACATTGTTGTATTTCATCCCCCCTTCAAGCACCATCATTTTTCCCGCATTTTTTGAACCCACAAAGCTTAATAAATAACTTCTAATGCGCTCTCTTTGTTCTTCATTAAGCGGTTGTTCAGCAGATAAAAAACCCGAACTTTGCAATCCATTTTCAAATATCTTAGCAGCTGACTCTTCAACAGATAATGCAGCACCAATAACATCACGCCCTATCTTTACGGGGATCATTCCGCAAATGCCATCCATGCCAAACCCTCGAATGTGCATAATGTTATTAATAGGGATAGTTCGTATTTTTTGCCCTAACGGATCAGTGTATTTATATTCGAGCATACCCGTTTGCTCACTGCGCTTAACCGTCATGTTTTGTGGCAATAAAGGCTCTAAAGCAACCAATTTTGAACCAATATACTTTTTCTCAATAAAACTATTGCCACGCAAACAAAGGCTAGCAACAACCATTAACATAAAACGGGAAGGCGTCATTTCAAGGTTAGGTTGCTTACAGAGTAATCTATAAATAGGGTGCTCTTTCGCTAAGCTTCTTGAGCCATCACTTTCACTTTTATAAATCTTGATCGGTAATGTCGATATTGATTCACTAAGCAATCTTACACATGCCCAAACCGCAGAAAGTTGCATTGCTTTATCTGCTGTTACAACTTTTCCACTACTGCTTGTGCCACTCCATTCTTGCCAAAACTCTCCACTGGTCAGCGAAATAGGTACGCCCAACCAATTAAGAAGCGCACTTTTAATGCGCCCTGGTTTTTTATTGTGTTGCATTAGATACCTACTATGATTGGGTTATTTATAAATCCTGAGATATCGGGTTTATCACTCCCCCCATTCACCAATAATCGACTCATGCCTGTAAATAGTGCAACAGGGCCGTCAATTTTTGCCTCGGGTGTAGATTTATTAGGGAAAATATTGTCGTTTTTATCCGGTTTAACCGTGACGTTCGACATCATCCAGTTCATAACAGGGTGTTGGCCATGATGAAACTTACCCGCATAAACCAGTGCTTCAATCTCTTTCATGGATTCAGAAAAATTACGCACCGTTTGAGCGACTTCTACAAGGGGTAACCCTTCTTCTGCCAGTGCTAAACTAAACTGAGTGGCACTCCACGGATCAAAACCCAGCTCTTTTAAGTTTTCACCATCCACCCATGCGATGATTTCTTCTTTAATTTGAGCATGATCGACGACTTCGCCATCAGTTAATTCGAGATACCCCATATCTGCCCATTTTCGGTAAAGTTCAGCCATTTGGCGAGAACAGCGTTCTAACCTCTCCTCAGGTAACCAGAATTTAAAATCAGCATGAACATGCCCATTAGTAGGCTGTTGCCACACTTTTACCGCGGCACAAATATCAATCTTATTAGCGAGGTCAACGCCCACCCATAATGGATAGGTTTTTAATTCATGTTGAGGTGCGAGTTCTGGTGCATCATCCCACTTCATCATGTCCATCCATGACGATTCGGCTGTGACCCAAATATTCATGTGTTTTGTGAAGAAGTTAATTCGTGCGGAAACCTGCTCTTTGGCTTTCTTGGCTAAGCGGCGTAAATCATCCCAGCGCTTACAAATACCGAGACCCGGATTTGCCTTTTGCCACACTGTTTCATCAAAGGGATCATCGTCTTTATCTAGCGTATAGATAATGCCAAAGAAAGAATCATCATCCACTTGACCACGGAGAACCTTAATCGCGTAATCCCGTAACTCGTAACAAATCCCCTCTTTATTAAAACCCGCCGTAGTGATCCCAAAAAGAAGAGACTGCAGACGCGCACCGGTAGCGGTTTCTAATACGTCCCACACATCACGAGTTTTGTGCGCATGCAATTCATCAACAATACCGCAGTGAATGTTTAAACCATCAAGATTATTAGCATCACTGGAAAGCGGTTCAAACTTAGAGGCAGTTTCTTCTTGATAGATAGCGAGTTTATTAAATTCAAATAAACGACCCAATGTCGCTTTGGACTTTTTCAACATGTTCTTCGCATCTTCAAACACAATACGAGCCTGATCACGCGTTGTAGCTGCTGAGTAAACTTCGGCACCACCTTCACCATCAGCACCGGTCATATAAAGCCCAATACCGGATGACAATGTGGATTTTGCATTTTTCCTCGCCACCTCGTTATAAGCTGTTCGATATCGACGAACCATAACAGGACGTCCGCTACCATCGTTACGAAGGACTACTTCACCCGTACTTTCATCAATTAATGGACGAACAAACCCAAAGATATTGATGAGAATAAAAATATGCCAATCCATCAGGTCTATGGGTTTGCCCGCCAATGCACCTTTGACGTGAGGAACGAACTTATAGAAATTCAAAATATGCTGAGCACGAGGTTCACTAAACGTTATTCCTCGTTTCTCACCTTCCTTTAAATCATCGAGAAACCGCTGACAAGCAAGCCTAACCAATTCACCTGCAACAATTTTCCCTGTCACTACTTTCTCAGCATAACGAATGCCATCAATAACCTTTGCCATCTTTAATCTCTCGCTTTTAAAAATGCTGTAAATGGATCCTCTTCTACTGGAGTCTTCATGGTGACTTTTGTTCGAGAAGCGGGAGTCATACCAAATTCACTTAACATGGCGCGAATACGTTTCCATGCATCGGCCTTCATTGCAGCAGATGGATGCGCCTTTATCATCAATCCACTTTCTGTATTGTTTTTGTAGGTATAGCCTTCTTTATCGAGAACATCACAATGATGTCGATATTCAGTGTAAGCTTCGACGAGTAACTCCAATGCCTTAGCATCCATCTGACTCATGACACCCATTGCATCAAGTTCTTCAGCAATACGCTTAAACCAATACTTACCTTGCTTAGTGAAATGCTTCGGAGTTGGGGGTACCCCTTTTGGCGGTTTTGGCTCTTTTTTATTAATCGGTCGTTTTGATGGGTTCCCCCTCACCAATTGCAGATGTGACGGGGTTTTAGGCGGTCCAGCCATAATAGAAATCTCCTATCAATAATCGCTTGGGGTTCCCCAAAAAAAGTTTTCTAACCTGCGGTGATGTGAAAAGAGGTAAGGGGGCGGTCCTATAAGGCGAAAGTGGTAGAGATTTGACCCTCCCCTCCTCCCTATACGTTATAATTTCAATCTGAAATTAAATATTTTTATATCTTTATTTAATTGTTATATATCAATAGGTTGTATTTTGTATTAGATTCTTTCTTTTGCTGTCTTAATTCTATGACATGGAATACATAACGACTGCAGATTATCTTCTGCATCGGTACCCCCATGTGCCTTAGCAATGATATGGTCGACTGTTTTCGCTTCAGTTGCTCGTCCTACTCTTAAGCACTCCTGACACAGATACTTATCACGCTTGAGTATACGTGCTCGTAACTTATCCCACTTTGTACCATAACCACGTTGATGACGAGACTTGCCACGCTGGTGGGTTTCCCATCCTAAGTTCTGATGAGCTTCACAGTAACCGTTACGTTCTGTTGTTGTCTTGGCGCATCCCTGTTTACGACACGCTCTTGGTATGCGAGGTGGCATGTTATCTCCTATAATCTAAAGAGGAGAATAATCCCCTTTGATTTTAAAGGCGGGATTTCTCACCTTTACTTCTGACTGCACCACGATCTGTTAGTTAGTTCGCTCACCGTTTGTGACCATGCTTGATGGTTGGTTTGCATAACTCTGCCAAGTTCAGCAATAGCGATAGTGTTCTGCTTTATTTGGCTTATGGCATCATCGTCCAGCTGAGCCTTGGTATCTAGCTCTGACTTATTACCGACAAGCACACCTTTGAACTCAGCCGAATTAATAAAGGCATCTTTAATAAAGAATTCACCAGAAGACTGAAAGAAGAACCGGGGGATTGATTTAGGCTTCACGCCCACATCTTGTATCAGTTGCTTAATGCGAGTGAGTTGCTCTTCTAACTTATCTAACTCACTTGTATCTACTGAGACTTTTAATTGAATAGTGTTATCTGACATAATGTTCTCCAATAAAAAAGCCACCAGCTATTAACTGATGGCTATCTATATAAACTCTATCAACGCCACTCAATGAATGACGTTTGTAGAATTAATTATGTCTCTCCATAGTCACGCCCTTTCTTCTACCTACAGCTGACGTTGCTGATAATGACCGAAAAATAACAAATGGTGGTATTCATTGTTTTTGACTCTCACTATGCGCTATCTGCCGAGAATAAAACAGGTCATAGCTAACATAGGAGACTGCGACAATGCGACGCATTAATAATGCATGGAAATCGATTTGATTTATTTCAATAATAGATGGGTTATATTTGTAAGTTTACGTACAAGTAATTATACTTAAATCTCAATCAACCCCGTGTTGATATCTAATTAAGCTCCATTTGCTTTACTTTACTTTACTTTGCGCTCCTTTTGGGGCGCTTTTTATTTCTAAAAATAGTTGTATACTCATTAAGTATTTTATTCTTTTTTGCTTCATTTTAACCGCCCTGTGGGAGCCCAAACTCACAGGGTTATTTTTAGTTGATACACTCCGCTCTAATATAATCTTGCAACCCTTTAATCACTTGCTCTGACTCTGCAATTCGCTCTCTGAGTAACCAATAATTTCTGATAGCGGTGTCAGTAGGTCGGGCGGTGGTTGCATCATCCATGCTGGTGGTGGGATTACTGGTGCTCTTTGGACACTCGGCTTTGATGTACACCCGCTCAGGATTACGCTCAGCACTAACGCGCAACCTATCGATTTCAGCCTTTGCATTTGTAAGTTCCGTCGCGTGTTTTGTATCAAGTTCATGAAGTGAGTTAATGCGCTTTTCGTAGTCGGCCATTTCAGCCACGAGAGAGTCATTTGTTTTCTTTAGCTCTTTATTCTCTTTACCAAGTTCAATCATTTCTTTAGTTGAAAAGAATAAAGCAACACACAAAGCTCCCCATAATAAAATGGGAAACCAGGGCTTTAACTTATTCACAACTACCCCTCGTTATTTTACCTTTACCCGTTTCCATCAAAATAAAATCAAGTACCATTTCCCCAGCTTTTTCTTTTAGGCTCTGAATTTTATTTTCATGCTGAGGCTTAACATCCTTCCAAGCATTTAACCCTTTGCCAAACTTACTCGCAATTGCTTCATCTCTTTTAAAATCAGCGCAAGCTTCATTGAGTTGTTCCATCACGCTTAATTTTCTAGGATTAACAACTCGCCCTTCTGTCCAATATCGATAAAGAACATCATCACATTCCTCTTGAAACTGAATTACTTTATCGCGGATTTCAGATTTGACCTTGTTGGGATAAATAGTCAGCATCCAAGCTGAAAGTTTTCTAAGTTGCAGGCAAATCATAGATTGTTCGCCACCTTTTGTAGGTATGGTGATTTCCGCCATACCTTTTGAAAACCTTTGCTTAATCTTGCTGAATTGGCTTTTCCAGTTTAACCCCATCCCTTCAACAATAGGCTTCATGGGAACATACGGCTCATTGTTATACTCAACAACATAAAGCTCGTTATCGTAAAATGGAACAGTAATAGTATTAGTCATAGTGTCTACCTTATTTAGTAATGAACCTTTGCCGAAATAGGAAATCAGCCCATCGAAGCGACACCAGCTATAACTGATCCCCTCAAAGGCTCATTACCTAAATACTGGCTCGATGTGATTTGCACTTTCGGTGTGCATAAAACGCAGATACAAAAAAGCCCCACGAATGTGAGGCTATAAAATGGGAATAATCGCTGAGTTAAAGTAACAACCAAGCATCTTCAAAGACTTTTTGACTGTATGGCTGATAACCCAATTCAACGCCAACAATCGCCGTAGCCAATGCAATAGCAACTGTTTTAGATGAAACGCTAATAGGTTCATTTACACTAACGCCGATATCTTTAGCCGCTCGGTTGATGTAACCGACTGTATTATTTTCATTTGGTGGCGCATACCGATCGATAATCGACTCGACAGTATTGAGTTCGTATTTCTTTTGGTATGTCTGCAGTAATTTATAGATGGCACGTATACCGTACTCAGGTGATACAAATTGACAGAAGCTCGGATCTGTTTGCTGTGCAGATAGTCCTTGCCATTTTGAACCATGCCGAATATTGCCCGGATTGTTATTACGTTCACCGCGCGCTGGTCTAGTCATTTTTCAGCCCTGCCTTACCCTTAATGAGTTTACTTAATCCATCTACACCGACATAACCAATGAATACACTAGCCAGATATGCCAATTCATGATTAAGGCCAAGTAGCGTTAAGAGGTCTTTTACAAACCATGCAAACAACGCACACATAGCACCATCAAATAACGTTTTCCTCCAGCCACCGCCGTTGTACTTACCGCGTAGAATAGCCATACCAGTTGCCAGTGCTGCGCTAATACCTTGCTCCTTATGAGCGGCGATAACTTGGAATACTTGATCCCAAAATTCAGGGGTTTCTTTCATATGATTCATACTCACCCCCTTATTTGGAGGAATTTAGTTAATAGAACGCCGACTCACAGCTCTTATGTGAATGTGAGGTGTTGTGATTGATTCTGTGGTCGGCATATAAATAGATGGTGGGCACAACTCCACCTAGTGTGCAATTATCAATATCTCTGCATGAGGTTTTCGATAATTAATGAAATACCGCTCGCCAATAAGCTTTATATTTAGATCGGGTAACGAAATAATGAAGTGACCAAGCTAGATTTAATTGTTCTTTAGTCTTACCAGATAGCTTTATACATAGATTAATAAATAAATTTTTCATATATCCTCCAATAAAAAACCACCTAGCGGTAATTATCTTTTAACTAATGTAGCCAACACAAACCCCAAGCTAAAACAAGCAATACTCAATGCTATAATAGGTATAATTAAATTTGTCATAAGGTGCCTTAAATATGGACTTAGGATTAATTGTTTCAATTATTGGTGTACTTGTTGCAATCGTAGGGATTATAGCGAGCTATCTATTAGCTCCCTCAGTAGAAAAAAAGAAAGAACTTCGCTCTGCTGCAAAAGTACCATTAACAAAATTAATCGATGAAATATCTTTAATGGAATGTGGCTCTTATCCCAATATAACTATCAGAGATAGTGAATTTAATGCGTTATCATCTCTGCTAACAGAAAAGAAAACACTGAAACTTAAAAAGCTTATAAAGCAATACAGGTCAGCACATAATGAAACTGCAGAAATACGGCACTATCATGATACAAGGCCCTCCGATTCAATCGTGTTTCTAAACGCTTTTGATATTATTAATCCGAAAGAAACCATTGAACAATTAAAACCACTATTAAAGTTTCTAAAGAAAATATAAAAAGACCGCCTAAGCGATCTTACTGGCAAGCTTTTTTGCCTCTAGAAATAACCCGAACAGTATCACCCGTTACTGTCGTAATGTAAGCATGATCTGTACGCTTAATATCAAATGATGGGATGGCGTCTTTCTTTGTGTGTTCAACCCGCGCCACGATATCTTTATTTTCAGATTCAGGATAAAACTCTAAGCGATACATATCCCCTAAGCAGTGGACTTCTTCCACTTTACGACCTTCACGTTCAGTAATTAATTTAAGTGCGTACATAATTTCGTTCCTTATTTTAGATAATAAAAAAGACCGCCTAAGCGATCTTCATTAAGTGGTACTAAGTTACGATTATGACTCGACACCCCAAACAAAGTCGTCACTTTGTAATCGGTGTGAACCAAAATGAATTTCATAATCAGAACCTAGTGATTGGGCTTTTTGCTTAGCTTGTTCCTCTGTTGCATAAACCCCTTTTAATTCCCAAGGGCTATTTCTAACAACCCCCCAACCCAAAACAGATCCTTTATTGATTGGATCTAGTTTTAAGTTTTTATCTACAAACATATCTATCTCCTTTGTTGGGTACCCAGAAACAGAATATTGCTTGTAACTAAAAGATCAAATGATTAATTAATAACCTTTGTTGATATTTCAGGCTTGTTACCTTTATATTCGGTAACAACAGAAGTTAATGAAAGTGTCGAGCTATTCACAATATATTCCTTATGAAATTCACTTGAACACTTCCCATTAATTGTATCTTTAATAATTAACTTATCTTGCTCACGAACCTCAAAAGAGACTGAGCCGTTAAGTTTAGCAATAGTGACTTTAATTTTATTCACTCATAATCTCCTTTAAAATGAGTTGTTCGGAATAACCGAACATGTGAACTATCCGGTAATTCCGGAGAGTTGAACTTGTAACGATTACTTACAGGTTGCAGATAACAAAAAACCCCGCCGAAGCGAGGTCTTGATAAAATTTAGTGTGGTAAGTAATAAATCGCCCACTATTTAAAGATGATAAGGCAATCTTATTCAAAATGCAACTTTCAACTGTTTATATAACCAGTCATCTTGTAATCTTATTAAATACGACTTCCGCACCACTCTCTTCAAGAAAGCATTTACTAATTAACTTCTCATAGAACGGTTTCCAATTACGAGACCATGTAGGTTGCGTTAACTCAGGCACTATATGTTTTATCGCTTGATATGCGATTGAAGAAGGCATTCTCTTATAACCTTTACCCGCACAGCGAGGGCAATCTTTAAATACAGGTACACCGCCTTGTAATTCCGTTTGCTCTTCATCTAAAACCTTTCCGCGTCCTTTACAGCGACAACGATAGGTTAGTTTTCCTTTTCCATTACAGGTTTTGCATAGTTCACCGACATTTTCTTTTTCAGTCCAAGGCTCAATGATGACAGTTCCATCAATACTTGTTTTCCCTTGGTACTTAACGACATCTTTGCGACTGTAAATTAGTCCTTTGCCTGCACACACAGAACACTCACAAACCGAACCTGCTGAACGAGCATAATCTTCAAACGCCATCTTAGCGAGGATCACTAAACAGTAGCCTAGTTTGCTTCCCGCCGATTTCGCCACCAGCTTGGGTGTTACTCTAAGTGCGTATTGCGTTAACTGCTCTACGGTGCTGAACTTATCTTTTTCACTCACGTCATTCTTAGCAAAAAAAGCAGACATACCAAACTTAGCACGCTGTTCTGTCATACCAAGCGCACCTGCAGTATCCATTCCTTTCATTCTATTGGGATCTGTGCAGTTTGGTGTATCGGTGATCATCGGTGACTTTGGATAAAATTGTTTTAATGCTGACTCTAATTTCATGCTAATACTCCTCGTGCCGTACACACGTTAAATAAATGCACCGATGCCTAATGAACGGTTTAAAAAATGAAATAACAATTCGAGTTGATTGCCGTGAGTGGCTTCCCATTGTTTTGGGTCTCGATGTAACTCATCATGGTGAATGCGGCATAATGGAATAGTGAATAAGTCGTGAGCCTTAGTACCCATACCGCCCATGCCATGACCTATGATGTGGTGCGGATCATCAGCCTGTTGCCCACACACGCAACACGATTGAGTTTTCACCCATTGAAGCCAGTTGGTATTTTCCCAACGTTGCATTTTAGGTTTAAGAAGAAACGACGCTGGTGGCTCAGGGTCGATAGCAACTTTAATAACCGGCTTTATCATATCTAAACGCTCATTCATTGCTGATAGTGCGGTTACATTACTTGGAATAATGTCAGACTCAGGGAAACCACCATGAACCTTGCGTTCTTCTTGTTTATCTGACCAATTTAAAATCTGGCGTAATATCGCTTCTGGCAATTCATCAACCAAGTTATGCATAACCGCAAACGAGAAAAAATCAGGTATCGTCAGCTGGTGGCCACTATCTAATCTCAAACGACTACGAATAGTATCTAACATCCAATTAATACGATTTTTATGAGCTAATTCAGCAATCCAACCCGAAGATGAATGGCGAATATGATTATCATGATGCCAGCAAGTGCGGATCACACCAGCCTCGTGAAAGGTCGTCACTAATTCATGGTGATGATAATTGTCTTCATCGTTATCAATCTGACAGCATTTGATATTACTAATAACCCACGAATCCATCGGTGCAACCTTATCTATGGCGTGG